CAGTGAGTACCCGTGGGTCGCCATCCGGTGCGACCCGATGAACCGCCTCACCCCACACCCACCCAGGGCATTCCCATTACGACCCTGTTTCCAAGGACAGGGTCAGTACATGAGCTGTATGCTAATGCCCAGAGCGCCGGAGGGAAGAAGCCTGTATGGCCGTACTGATACATCAGTTCGGCTTCCGCAGGCGTGGGAAGGTGATTCAGCCACTCTACCTTGAAACTGCTCCAGGGAATATCCATTTCTCTTAACAGGGTAAAGTCCTCCATCGTGCCATAGAGCTCTGGCACTGAGTGGGTCTTGTGCAACCAGTCCCAGTACTCTTCTAGAACGTACCTTGCGGTATCGTTCCAGTAGAATACCAAGTACGCCATTGAGGTGCGCACAATTTCCCACCGGAGGGTCCCCCTGTTACGTTCGGGAACCAGGAAAAGTTCGTAGAGGTCCTGAATTGACCGAGTCGGGCGTACTCCCCAGGGGGTCTGGAGAAAGTACATACTGAGGAAGGATCCGGACTTCTTCGGTTCTGGGTCCTCATCGATGTCGACAAGTACCGTCGACACGTAGGACTTCTCAGCGGAAACACTGAGACCGAATGACCCGTAGAGGGCGTCCTTCCACAGTTCCAACTCGTTCACTGCGGGCCGTGGCCTATCATAGACCGCAACTATGCTATCATCCCCAAAGGTCCAGACCTTCACCTTCCTGTCCAACAAATGTGACGCATGCAATAATGCAATCCAGTTCGCATAAGAGTCAGCCAGGCTCGTCCAAGGATCCCCGGAGGCTACCCCCCGAGGTTTCTGGTACACTTGCCCGTCTGGCATAGCCACACGGGTGCGCACCAAGTTTTCGTACTGGGCCTGCCAGTACGGGACGAACCCTGGCTCTCTCTCAAAGCGGGACGAGATATGCTTCATCACATGCTTCAATAGGAGGGCCGGAATGCTTTGGTCGAACTTGGAGAAATCAAGGAAGAGGTAATAGCTTGCTCCTTGAGCCCAGTTCGCGATCTGCTGATAGTTGCCGGAGAAAGGACCCATGCCTAAGAGAACCCCCCCATTCTCCTTAGGCACCGACCGAAGATGACCCATGTATGGCGAAGATGCCATACTGGCCAGGAGATGATGCTCGAGATCGGGCATGACAATTAATCTCCCCTCCTTCCGGTCGGGCGCTGACCGGTCAACGGTCAGGCCGACTCTCTTTCCCCGCCCTGCCACGCCCGCAGGTGGGACCACATAAACTTCACCTGAGTCACGGATACGACCCAGAGTACGAGTGGCTTCGACGAGTGCAGGCATTAGAGCCTCCCTCTTGTTCTTGTAGCCAAGGCGTTTCCACCTGATCCCCGGAGAAGTGTGCCCCGGTACCTTGAGCTCTGCCAACACCGCCGGTGACATCCAGTCCGTCAGTACGGGCCCCCATGACTCCAAAGTACTCACTTCACGTAGAAGTGCCACGTATGTACTATTGGAGATGGACGTCCCGTCCGGCCGAACTGAGCCGAAACCAGCCAAGTGTTTGTAGAGATCAGAGATATCCGGAGGGACAAAC